CCTGAACCACCAGCAGAATTAGCTGAGTTGGTTGGGGTTTCCATCAGGTTGAATCCACTGCCAAAAGCAGCTTCTTCTCTTAAGAATTTTTCTTGGTTTTCGAGCAGGACGGCGGTTACCGATCTACGATGAGAATCTTTGATTGGATCAAGACCCTCATAGTTGAGGAGTGGTGCCCACTTTTCCTGCAGATGCTCGGAATGGAACATTTGCGTTTACCTATTGTGAATGTTTACGTTTGATTTAATCTTAAATTCAGTTCTTAGCAACAGCCTGAAGAGTTCTCAGATATGCAGCCATTGGACCCGAAATAGATTCGGTTGAATGGTCTACACCTTCAGAAAGAGTTTCAGTATGTGCTTTTGGAGTTTTGTTTGCTGGGAAATATGATTCCTTCAGCATCTCCAGTTTCTCACGATATTCTTCTTCACTTTCAAACTCAACACTTTCGGCAAGTGAAGCGAGCTTCTCTTTCTGAGTGGTTGCGAGACCTTCAGAAATCTCATCAAAGATCCCATCAGCAACCGACTCTGCAAGACGATTGTTGAGGAGAATATTTTTCTCAATTTGCTCGTTGAGTTTTGTCTCCATGTCATCAAGTTTTTCTACCATGCTCTCAAGAACATCATATTTATCTTCAGGGATTGATACATAATGTGCTTCAAAAAGTTCCTTCATGCCTGAGAGGAAACTCTCAGTCATTTCGGATTTCAGTCCTTGCTCAACTACCAGTTCATTTTCGGTGAACCATTCGTCAGCAACGTACTCAAGGTAAGAATCAACTCTTTCCTTAAGTGCTTCTTTAATTAATTCTACTTCCTCTACGAGTTTTTCCACGTATTGGACTTCGAGTGCTTCCTTAATCTCAGATACCTTTGACTTCAGAGCAGCCTCGAAAATAGTCTTGGCTTTTTCTTTAAACTCTTCGGAGAGTTCTTCACCACCAAGCAGAGCATTAACATCTTCTTCGATGTCAACTTGCTCTTCCATTTTCTTTTTCTTTTTGCCTTCTTCCTTCTCCTCTTCGTCCTCTTCTTCTTCGTCCTCTTCCTCGTGCTTGGCTTCTAAGAGTTCTTCATCTTCATCATAATCTGAATCCTCTTTATGAAGACCTTTCATAGGATCAGCACCTTTTGCTCCTTTATTTACGATATCTCTTACTTGCTTAAGAGTTGCACCAGGAGTCTTCAGTTTTGCTGAATCATCATCAGGACGATAGTTTGAAGGATCTGGACCACCCAGATCTTCGACATTACCCAGTTGTGTTCCGGGATCTGACATGTGAGGCATTGCTTCTGCCGCCTTTGCGTTAGCATTTACGGCGGTTTTGGATTGCTTTGTGCCTACTTCCATTTCTTGTAAATCTCCACGAGACATTTGAACTCTCCGTTTAACCTTTAGTTATAAACTATATTTATTTATAAATTAAAGATTTGCGAGAAAATCGTTGAATAAGTTCAACTTATTTTCGTCTAATCTTTTTTGATCTACAAGAGTGTTAATAGTCTTGTAGGTCTTCTCCGCATATTTTTCACGGAGAATGCCACCATCCCATACCCACTCTTTACCTTCCATAATTCCTTCAACAAAAGCATCAGGAGCAGAAGGGTCTGCTACAATATCAGCAGCAGTTGCAAGCATAAAGTCATCACCAACTACATTGATTCCTTCACGAGTTAACTTAAGTGAACCAATACCACGAGAAGAAACGCCAAGTTTTACACCTTCAGAGATCAGAGATTCTGCAATCTTACCCATTGGTGTAGAAAGAATCTTTGCTTTTCCGATAAAATTGGATCCACTCTCTCTAAGGGAAACAATTTTATGAGAAACTCTGTCTAGGTTTACTGTTGGACCATCAGGGTGCCCAAGTTCACCAAGAGCTCTTCCTTGGAGAACGTGGTTTTCATTATAACGAGCAACTTCACGACGAAGAGTTTCCATGGGGTACATACGACCATTACGGTTTCTGATATTACCCTGAAGGAATACACCTTCGATAAAGAGTGATTTTTTACCGTTCTTGTTTTCAACGATAAATTCTACTTGTTCGATTTCTTCTCTGATGAGTTTCATTTTAGGCTTGTCCGCTAATTTGTACTTGTTGTGTGTAGAGAACCCCACTGCCACCATCAGTAATTGCGGCAACTTTGAATGAGTTTCTTAAAACAGCATCGGGATCTGAAAATGCGGTAGCAATTCCAGTTGTGTCTGTTGCGATACCAATTCTGGTTGAAAAATATCCATCATATCCAGCAGTGTTAAAAACTTGAACTACTGGAGCATGTGTAAAATTGTAATATGTTTGATTAGAAGCAGTTAAACTTACATAATCACCAATACCAAAAGGAGATGCTTGTCCTTCGGGGAAAGTTACATATGTAATAGTTCCAGTTGTGACACCAACGATTCTTGCGGATCCGTTGTCAATTGCGAGTGTTGCTGAAGTTCCTGATGGAACACAATAGTCACCTGTTGTTGCAGTTGGTTCTGTTCCGATAGCAACAAAAGCATTCGCACCAGTTGCCACTACACGAAGAACATTACTTCTTCCGGAAATTGCCGATGATTTTGATGAAGTTGTGGATGTGGTAAAGGAAACTCCAGATCCAACTGGTCTATGAGCCATTATTTTTATAGTACACTTTTAGTTATTTATAAATTAGAAAATTACCTACTGACTTCTTCCCAGTCTAATGATGCATGAATATCAGAGTTTACTACACTACCAGCAGCAACAAGAGTTAATTCGTAAGGAGTTTCAGTTAATCCATCTCTTTCTAACTGAAATTTAAACAATGCTTCTTTGAGAATATCAACTGCACTTACTGCCTGATTAGAAGCACTACTATAACCTTCTGCCAATATTCTCCCTCCAACAACACTACCACCATCAATTTTATACTCAACAGCACTATCAACTCCAGCACTGACCCAAGTTCCACCCCCACTAGTATTTGCACTTGCTCTTACTTGCCAGTTATAATGTGAGTTATTAGTAATGCCCATGACAGAAATAGCAGTTAAGATTACAATTGCATCTAATCTATTTGGATTTGATTTCAATCTTAATGATAGAATGGGATAATAAGTGCCAGCAGTTGCAAGACGAACTGGACTTGTGATTGTGGTTCCTATACCTTGTTGCAATCCACGAAGTTCATAACCACCATCTGAAATCACAGTAGAACAAACTTGTTTCATAGTGCTAATACCTGAAGTTGATCCGGTATTACTAATCTCATATCTCAAAGGTAAAGAACCTGTTGTAATATATGTTGATTCAACAATATTTGCGTGATGAAATGAGTGGCAGTGTATAAAAATACCATTAATTACAAAACCAACTCTTACAGTTCCGAGTCCCAACCATTCAATATCGGTCCACATAATTTGACCTTTGGATACATCTAAAGTAAAACCAGATGGACCAGTACCATCTAATTTATCTTGACTCCATTGAGATTGTGGAATTCTTGTTTCTGTCATAGTTCCCGTGACTATACTTCTTTCCACGAAGTATGCAGTATTTCCAGTTTCTCCATCAAGTTCAAAATAAATTCCATTATCTGCACCAAAATATCCAACTCTCTGTCTTAGATTTTGTTTTGGTGGATTCATTACAAAGGTATTCATTATTTGTAATGATTTTCCTGGTTGATATGAAAATGTCTTTGTGGTTTCCCGAATAACTGATGCCGTACTTCCAACTCCTACGGTCATATGAATTAAACCTTGATTGGTAACAAATCCAACCGTAGAACCAGATCCTACAATTAAACTATTCCAAAGATTATTATCTCTATATCTGTGAGATGAATCAAAGAGTGTAAGTGGATTGGAAACTCTTAGTCTACCAAAAGCGTCATATTGATCTTGACTTGGTTTATATAAATGAGACATTAAACTACCCTCCAGGAATTACCTTTCCAAATAAATGTTAAACTTCCATAATCATAAGCAAGAATTGCTTTATCTCTACCGTCAATCAAATCAGATCCTGTTGGTAGAATTGTGATATATCTATTTGTACCTTTAGATGCTTCTCCAAGTTCATCTTTTACTACAAACTTTTTACCCTCTCTATCTGCTGATGGAAGAGTTAAGGAAACTGCTCCAGCATAGTTAACCCCAATATAATAATCATTGAGAGTTATTAAATATGATGATGAAGTTACTGAAGTAATCGGCACATCCATATATGCCAGATTTACTTCTCCTCCACCACCATGAGCATGAACATCTCTCATCAATTGCCATACAAGATTTTTTAGTTCTTGTATTTCTTTTGATGATGGATTGACTAAGGATTCGGAAATCTCTTTTGGTTTCTCTGTTTTTTTGATGAATTCTAAATATCGATCTACGTAATTTAACTCAGTAGACTCTTCTATATCATCATCATCGTCATCACTATCTTCTTCCTCTTCTTTGTCCGAAGATTCTAGTTTTTCTTTTTTTGGTTTAGGTTTAGCAGACTCGAATAGATTCTCTAAAAAATTTTCACCAAAAAAATTCTCTCCAAGAAGAGAATTAAATTCATCCTCTTGTTTCTTTTTGCCCTCAGATATTATATTAAAGAAAGAAGATAGATCATCTGACATTTATCACTCGTCCTCTTCGTACTCTTCCTCAGATTCATCGTCTCCGAAGAGAGAGTCGGCAACTTCGGATTTAAAATCATCAACTCTTTCTGATGCTTTAGCAAAAAGAAGATCTTTGATTGTATCACTGATTTGAGATGGACTCTCATCAGTGACAATCATATCCATTAATTCATCCATAGTTTTGAAATCTATAATCGTTGTTATTTATTAAATTTCCCCACCTTTGGGAATTTCAACTGCTTTTGCTTGAGGTTCTAAGTCTGGTTCCATAACTGGTTGACCAAGATTCATACCAGCAGGATCGGCAACCATTGGAATAGGTTGTCCTGTCATGGGATCAATTTGCATTTGAGATGGGTCTGGAATTACACCATCTTCAATTTCTTTCTTTATGATTGCATCCTGTTCAACGATTTCCTGGTCAGTTTGACGAAGAATCTTACGCCTTACATAATCTTGGGAATAATACTTACCAACATAAGGAGCGGCAGTTGCTGCTAACGAAAGTCGTTCATTCAACAACTCAGCATCCTTAAGTTCAGAGAAGTGATTATCATAAAGGAAATCATATTGAATATGTTCATTCATAATATCCCAATCTTCGGGGGTGATAATATTCTTAAGAATCAATTGTGTCTTCAGCATATCACTAAACATATTTGAGAATCTCTTTCTCAAACGACCAACAAACTTACTAAACTTAAGTTCGTCTCTTAAAATTTCTGATGAACGTCCAAGATTAAATCCTTCCTGTCCACCAACTCTTGAGGATGGGACATTCAAAGAACGATAGAGTTTTTCTTGGAAGTACTTAATATCGGTAATTTCTCCAAGATTCTGACCACCAGGAAGAGTGGAGATTTCAGTTCCTCTACCACCTTCACGACGAGGAAGCCAGAAATCCTCAAGCATACTCATATACTTTTTATCATCACGGATTTCTCCTGTGTTTGCGTCATAAACAAGTTTATTTCTATAACGCATCATAACATCACGTAGATATTGTTC